TCTATGTTCTTTTATAAATAATGAATGTTTACCACCATTACAAGTTAAAGAAATATTTAATTCATGGAAAGAATGTACTATTGCTGCATTAGAAATATCTACAAAAATAATAAATGCACAAGAAGATGATGAGGTTAACAGTAAAAAATTAGCAACTAAATTTATCTGTGAAGAACTACAAAAAACTTAAGTATGGAAAACATCTGATGCAATTTTTTCTAAATCATCATTCAACATTTGAAATCTAGTATTACATTCTCTTAACAAAGCTTTTATAACACCAGCATTTTCTTTCTTAAAATGTTCACCTATTTTATCCATTGGATATTTAGACAACTCAGTTATAAATTGTCCTTGATTATTTATAATTAATTTAAAAGCCATCAAGTGTGCTTCTTTTCTTTTAACTCTTTTCTTAGATTTAAGTTTTCGATTGGGTTTCATTTTTCTTTCTTAACAAGTCTACAATAAAATCATCATCACCCTTTTCAGAATTTAATTTTGTCATAGGTTTTTGACCATCTTTATATGTTTCAATTGTTTTAATTCTTGCAGGGCTAGTCATAAATACAGGAAATCTTTTATTGCTTAAAGACTTAACCATAAAGAAACCATCTTCTGCCATACCAAATGTCTCTACATTTTTAATATCAATATCATCTGAACCTATTAAACAAAGTCTTATATGATATGTACCATCTAATTCCATTAATGGAACTGGCTTACCATTAAGTCCTACAATTTTATCATTCATCAATAACACTCCTAACAATATGTTTTCTTAATACTCTAACTAATCTTTCTAAGTTATCTATACAACCAATTAAATATTTATCAGTTATAAATTTCTGATGTTCTTTTAGTTTATCATATTCTTTTAGAGATATTTGAACCATTGGAGTTGGAGATGGACTTTCATTCTCATAAGTTTTATCTTCTTCATCAGTCATTTTTATAATCCTTAATTGGTTTATTTAAAACTACAGGTGCTATTGTTCCTTGTTGTCCATCATCATCAGCTAAACTATCTACACTTTCAGTATACATATCATTTAACTTTTCATTATTTCTAGTTATCTTTATTTTAAGATGGTCTTTTAAAGCATCAATTTTTACATGAAGTATCTTATCTATATGTTCATTAATACCATACATAGGTAAATCATTTAATGAAGATATTATTCTTCTAAAACCTCTTGCTCTTTTTTCTAATTGTGTTATCTGTGTTTCTTTAGTCATAATCTCTCTCCAATATCATATCAATATAATGTTTAGCTTTTAATAAATCTTTTTCTTTTCCTTTTGATTTATGTCTACATATATATTTAATAGCATTACCTTCTGCAAACTCTAAATGATTTTCATTTATAAAATAAGCAGGTTGTATTTTCATTTTTTTATAATGATTTCCATCTACTTGTTTATCTAATGAATCATAGGTAACTCCTTTAAACATATCTTTATTTGTCATTAATTGGTCCTTCTTCTGCCATTCTTTTTCTTCTTAATTGCTGTTCTGATGGTTGTAACATATCATTTAAATCATCTATTGTCAACTCTTTATTTCTTTTTAATTTTTTTACAATCCATTTATAACTCCAAGGTTGTAGTCTAAATGTATCACCATGATAGTAGTGAGTTTGATTAGGCATAAAAGAAAATACATTCTTATAATTAATCTTACTTGCTTCTTCTTTACTTAATAAAGATTGTAACCACTCAACAAGAATATGTTTTGCTTTTCTTCTTATTGGTTTCATTTTTTTAGTATTCATTTACTTTCCTTTTTTTGATGAAAGACTTCATACCAAGTATCACATTCATCACATTGATACATACTAACTATATTATGTTCTGATTCTGGGTAAGTATCTTCAGTATCAAAATCATTATTCCATTTTACTTCTGCATTACAATAAAAACATTTCATTATGCTCTCTTACCAAAGTTTGTTAGTTGTTCTTTATATTGTTCTGTTATCTCTTCTACTAAAGGTTTCTTAACAACATCAGCTAACATAGTATTCTTATTAGCATATTTAAATACTCTTAAACCTTTACCATCATTAGTATCTGAATGACATTCCCATTTATGAGGACAGTATTGACAACCAATAGCCAAAGTTTTATTACCATTCTTCTCTTCTTTAAAAGGATAACATTTTTCTGGTGGTGCATCTTTATCTAAAGAAACTTTTAAATCTTTAATTAATTCTTTAACATTAGGTTTAGCCATATCATCTGGTTTATAAAAACATAAGTCACCAGAAGATTTATCAACAACTAAGAAGCCACCATCCTTTGTACCACAGCCCTCTTCATATCCTGCTAACTGGGCATGATAGCCAAATGGGTCATCACCTACTATCTCACCTGATTGAAATTTTTTAAAACTAAAAGGTGATGCTGATTTAACATCACATATCTCACCATCAATTATACTATCTATATGTCCTGAGACACCTTCTACTTCTACTTTTCTTTGTTGGTCTTCTACTTTATGACCAGCTAATTCTGCTAAGTATAATACTAAGTGTTCAATGATATGACCATACAAGAATTTTAAATTCATTCCTGCGTCTTCATCTTTTCTATCTTTAGGACTATGTTTATCATACCATAGCTGTCTAGAGGGCTTACCTATAGAGGACATTCTTAGTTGTCCTTCTTTATCTGGTCTTGCTCTTGGTGTATTCCAAGCAAACATAGCTTCTTTAATATTATTTAAAAATACAGCCATGTTTTCTTCTGTTATATTAATAGACTTACCATCAGAGATACCAGCAATCATAGATTTTATATCTGGTGCTAATGTACTAATGTGTTTCTGACCAATTGTTTCCGACTTTATATTTTGCATTTAATGGACACCTTATATTTAATTGTTTACCTGCATCTATAATTGATTGTACTGCTAATCTTCCAAACTCTTCTACTCTACTTTCTTCAACTTCATATTGGAACTCATCATGTACATTCACTACAGGGAATGCTTTGATTTGTTTTATACTAACATATTCTTGTAGTAATGTCAACGCATATTTCATAACAGTTGCTCCAGCTCCCTGCAATAAAGTATTTAAAGCTGCGTGTGGATACCTTATTATTATTTTTCTTTGGTCTAGTCCTTTAACCCATCTTCTACTAGCTATTCGTTCTACCTTTTCTCTTAGATGTTTAAGACTTGGTGTTGCTTTAAGAAACTTTTCCTTAATTCTTTCACCATCTTTTTCTGAACCTCCAATAATACTACCTATTTTTTTTGACCCTGCTCCATAGATGAATGCATAAATAAAAGTTTTACTTTCATCTCTTGAATTTAATCCTGCAGCAATTTGATTTGTAGTATGTATATCTCCATTCACAACTTCATATATATAATCTTTATCATTCATGTAGTGTGCTAACATTCTTAACTCAAGCCCAGCAGCATCAACACCTACTAATTTATAACCTTTATCAACTATCCATAAGGCTCTACATTCTTTTCCATATTCAGAGTACACAGCAGGAATTTGAGCCATGTTGGGCGACTGATGGCTCATTCTTCCAGTTATTGTACCATTGGTAATTACTTTGCCATGCACTCTTCCATCTTCCTTAACAGCTTCAATCCAAGAACTGACTTGAGCAATTCTTTTCTGTAGCATTAGGAATCTTTTTATTAATTTAGCTTCAGGAATATTATGTATCTGAGATAATACTTTTTCATCTACAATCGTATGTCCTTTTTCAGTTTTCTTTTTTGGTTTCCATCCAAGAAGAACTAATCGTTCAGCAATCTGTTGCCTTGAACCTAAATTAAATTCTTTGTATTTAACTTTTATAAAGGGAACTCCCTTAACATAACCTCTTGATTTGTTATTAGACTTAGGTATAAATTCTGTTTCTATTTTTAAGGGTGGGAAAGTTTGTCTAACCTTTGAGGTTAAATCATTCATGTCTTCTTGAAACTTACATTGTAATTCATAAGCATCAATGATATTTATTTTAAATCCTTTTTCATGTTGCTTTTGTATTATCTCTGCAGTTTTATGTTCTAACTCTATTGATTGTCCAAAGTCTTTTGTCTTAAGATTTAAAAACTTATATAGTCTTTCAGTTAATTCAACATCATTCCTACAATAAGTTAACATTTCTTCAGTAAAGAAATCAAATTGTTCAAAGGGTATTTTACTATGTCCTAACTTTGTTCCCCAATTTCTTAGAGAATGACCACCCTCTATCATAGGATTTAATAATCTAGATAAAATTAATGTATCTGTTTTTTTACAATGAGCAAACAAATCATAACCAAAAATTTTATTAACAACTGGTATATCAAATCCAATTATGTTATGACCTATTACTTCTTCAGTTTGTTTTATAAACTCTTCAAACCTATGAAGTTTATCTTCTCTAAACTGATAGTAAGTGTCACCATGTTTGCACACAATACACCATATCTTATCAGCAGTCATGGTTGTTTCTATATCAAATACAACTTTATTAAAAGTCATCTGATTTTACTTCTGTTAATCTACCAGTATCTGTATCATATCTTAAATCACAACAAGGACCAGTAATACCAGAGAATCGGTTCTTTAATACTCTTATCCTAGTAGTGTTCCTAATTTCAGGGTCTTCGTTCTGTGCGTCTCTCTCAAGCCCTATAACCATGTCACTTAGCTGACCTATACTAGCCGAACCTCTAAGTTGTGATAGTGAAGTTGCTGCACCTTCTTCATGTCCTTTACCTTCAGGTCTTCTAAGGTGTGATACAACTATCATAGATACTCCAGTCTCTTGGACTAAAGTTCTAAGCCTAGTCATAATTTCATCTAAGGCTCTTCTCTCATCACCATGTTGTTGGTCTGATACAATAATACTTATATGGTCAATCACTATGTACTTGCAATCTTGACCTTTAGCTAAGAATCTCACTCTTGAAACAATATTATCTATAGAGTTAGAACCAAAATGGTCATACATAAATACTCTACCAGTACCTACTGTTGAATCAAAGTAAGTTGTCATCTCTTCCTTACTTACATGAACATCTGGTAAGTGTAATCTTTGATTAGCTTCAACACTCATCAAACCTTTTGAAGTTATAACTGGTGTCTCCTCTAACATTAACAAACCAATATTATCTTCAGTTGATTTTATAATGTGATGAACTACTTCTCTCATTACTTGTGTCTTACCTAGTCCACTACCTGCAGTAAAAGTTACTAACTCTGAAGGTCTTAAACCATAAGTAATTTTATTCAATCCTTCAAATGGATATTGAACAAATGATTTTGTTATTGGTTTAAGTACATCATCTAATAATGTATTAGCATTTATAATTCCATCTGGTGCAAATACTTTAGCATCCCAAAATGTTTTATTATATATTTGTATTTTATTTTTTGTTAAACAATCTGAAGCATCTTTAAATCCTTCAGGTAAATGCATAATCTTACATTTTCCTGGTGAGAATAACTCTGCTACTTTCATAGCACCATCAAGACCATGCTCATCATTATCAAAATTAACAATTACATTATCAAAATTATTTTCTAACCATTCTAAACTTACCTTAATATCTTTAACTGCAGAAGCTATACCATTTTTAATACTAACTACTGGTGTGTGGTATGTTCCTTTTAACATCATCTGATAAGCTGATAGAGCATCCAACTCTCCCTCAGTTATGATAACATATTTATTTTTAGAAAAAAGATGTTGACCAAACAGCCCAGAGTTTTTAGTATTACCTTGTATGCTAAATTCTTTTAGCTTGGTATACCTAGTCTTAGTTGCAATCTTTGCACCTTGTGTATCGTGATATGGATAGTAATGGTTTGTTATAGTACCCATGTTATCCATCTTAACTGTCACCCCAAACTTTTTACAAGTTGATTCTGCTATTCCTCTATCTACAATCTCTGCATAGTTAGATTCTTTCATATAATCTTTTACTTCATATTCATTATTACTACTGGTTGTTGTTTGTGTTTGCATATCATATTCCTTTATATATTCTTGACATGAAAAACAATAAGCAGAGTTGTCTGCATTTACAGATACTGCATCACTACTTGAACATAGTGGACAGGGTAAGTGAAACTTGACAAACCCTTTGTGATTTACTTCTTCCATTGTCGCCCTTATGGTTAATTAGTTTTCAAAAAAAAAGGAAGCCGACCTACTACAAGCCGACTCCCTTTGAGGATAAAATAAATGATGACACACTAAGTGTCCTTCACTTATAGAGTGTTATACTAAAAATCTTCCTTGATGTCAACACTTGCACTAGAGCCATCTGCATTTTTAATAGATACTTTTTCTTCTATTTCAAACTCGTCTCTAGGTAAATACTCGATTAAGTCTGAAACCTGTACAGCTTGTAGGTCTAATCCTACACCCTTCTTGCCCTTAAAGTTCCAATCATAGCTTCTATACATTACTTTAACTTTGCTACCATTGCCGACTATTTTATCAAGTGGTTGTTTACTAGCATCAACTAATGTTGGTGGTTGATTCTTATCACCATTAGCTTTAGATACTTTCCTTTTAAATCTAACTATATTGTTTATAGTTTGTTCATCAACTACAGTTTGACCTACAGAGATACCTTTACTTTTAAAATCTTCTGCTACTTCATCTGATACTGATAAATCAACTCTCCACATAGGTTCAAACTTTGAGTTTGGTCGTGTCAGAGAAGCCCAGTAAGCTGTGCCTTCAATTATTGCCATATGTATTTGTCCTTATTGTTATTGTTATTATTAATTATTAATGTATTACTATCATACTTCATCATCGTTGTCAACACTTGGTTCAATTTTATTTTCAAGTATCTCTTCTATTTTCTTATCAATGTTTAGTTTAATAGTTTGTTTCTTGTTCAGCTTATCCTGAAGGTCACCTATCTTTGAACCCATAGATTGTACATCAGCATTAGCCTGTTCTAATTGTATTAGAATTTGTTTAATTTTACTATCCTTTTGAGTTATAGTTTCATTTAACTCTTTCTTTTCTTTTGTTAAATCAGCTATGGTAGATTTATATTCTGTTAATAAAGTTTTATCAGTCATTAAAAGAATCCTCTTTTTAATTGAGAAGCATAAACATAACTATTAAACTCTTCTCTATTACCCTCATCATCTAATTTATTTAAGCATTCATTACAAATCTTTTTATTCCTATCATGTATATATCTTTTCATGCTACCACCTTGCTCACTAGCATCACACTTATGACATATATCTCTGAAGTTAAATCCTCCATCCATCATTCCCATTAGTCTAGTCCTGTTATAATTTTTTTAATAATACTAACTGGAAAGTTCTTAACTTTCTTATTTGGATTAGTACTACAACCACTTAATAATATTACTGTAATAGTAAGTAGCATTAAGAAGTTAACTATATTATTTATATACATTATTATTTTATACCTATACATCCTTCATTAAATAATTCTTTAATAGGAAGTACTACACATTTGGATGCTCTATAGTCTCCAATGCTTTTAGTATGTGTCTTCTTATATTTCTTTACAATCTTTTTTAATCTTGATACTCTAAAGACTAACATACAATGTTCCTTACCATCAAGTTCTAATATATGAAACCACCATTTAGATTCTGTCTTGTCTATACCAGATGGCTTATCTCTAAACTCATACTCAATAGCAATGTTGCCTGTCTTTCTCCACCATGCTCTCTCTGTTTTAATTTCTACTTTACTATCTTGAAGTAAGTCGGCTACTCTTTTCTCTCTTATCTGTCCATACTTTAAATCTAAATCAAACTTAGTATTCTTACCTGTTGCCATTAGTATTGTACCTCTTGATGAAAGCTACAGATGTAATGTGTTAAAAACTTATTAAGATTCTTATTATGAAATAACTTTTTAGCATTAGCTTTCTTAAGTTGTTGAAATTTTCTGATTATAAATGTTGGTTCTAAGTTTGCGTAATCGCAAATCTCACAGAAATGTGAGTCTGTTTTTGAAAACCAAGCTGTTGATTCTTGGATAATTTCTCTTCGTCTATTTCCCCATGCATGAATGTCTACATCTAATGCATCCATGATGGCTCTCACTATGACACTTCTATAAAGAAGTACACATGGTGTGATTGCTCTACCTTCGCCCTGTCCTGCGTTTGTTACACTACTATTCAATATCATATTTCATTTTATCAAATACTTTATCTAATAAAGATTTCTTATTCTGCTGTACAATCCTCAAGTGAAACTTTTTTGTTCTTAGACTTTTCGCTATCGGATTTTTGAATTTTATTTTTGTATGTTTTTTCATCAATCTCCTCTACTGTATGTCTACTAAGTTTAACTTCTCGATTAATTATATTAGAATAAGGACTCCAATTTAAATTCTCTTTAGCTTGTTCTAATGTAGTGCCTGAATTATAATAGTCTTCAACACACACATCAACATTGACCCATGTTTTTTTTAAAAAGAATTTGTTCATATTAGATATAGTCCTGTCTGTAAAATGTTTTATGTATAAAAGTTTATGCCTTTTATGTGAAGACAGTATCTCCATTATACCCTAAAACATTTGCTCTCGCAACCCTCTATTAAAATAAATATAGTCAATAATATCAATGGTTTACACACAATTTATTTGCCTTTCATTAATTAATTATGCTGGTTGTTGACCAGTTTCTAAAAATATTTTCCAATCTTTTCTAGTTGAAAAATTACATAAGTCAAACTTTTCCATTGCTCCATCTAACTGATATGCATTAACAAATAAATGTAAGTCATGCTTAATATTATGAAACATATAAACACTATTTACTTTATCTTCTTCTTTACTTTTCTTATATTTTTTCTTCTTCGTCATTATATCTCCTTGTTTAAAATTTCTATACTTCTCCACTTACCCTCATGTTTTTTAATATATTGTTTCCAATCTAATCTCCCTATCATTCCACACACTTGAGATATAGATTTCATTTCCATGTATCTTTGCATCTCTCTTAGTGAAGGCATAAGAGAATTATCTTTCTTATACTTTACTAAGAAGTTATATAACTTTAATTGTTTAAGTGTTAACATGATGCTTTGCTCCTTGTATTCTTAACTCTCTTTCATATTTAACTTCAGCTTTTAAATATTTTATTTCTTCACCAGCTTTTCTTAATTGTTCTTGTAAGTATTCTTTTTGTTTAGTTAACTTATCTATTACTTCTTCCAAATCATTATCTCCTCTACCAGATTTATTTAACTTCTTCTTAATACTATTTTTTAAATCAGCACTAAAAGTATTTAAATATATATCATCCATATTAATTTGCTTGTACTGGATAAGCTATTGCTTGTTCAAATAAAAAATATGAACATCCCTCATACTCATTTGTTTTAATCATAAGATTAGCATAAGTATCTGCATCTTCTCTAGTTGCAAATCCTTTTTCTCCTATGTATCTATCAGAACTATTAAACTTACTCATCACTACAAACTTCTTATCTATTTTTTTATCTGTCATATTATATCCTTTGTTATTTTACACTCTTCTTATTATTCCAGATGTTATTATTAAATACTTGTATGAGTCTGGATAACTCAACAGTATGTTCTTTCTTAAACTTATCTTTAAAGATAACTTTACAATCATCACTAGGTAATTTAGTTTTACCATATAGTATTACTGTATCTCCTATCATTTTTTTTCCTTTGCTTTAAAATGTTTCATCCATAACCAATTCCAAAAAGAAAAGAATCTATTATTCCATTTTTTATTTTCATAATTATCTACCTCTTCAATTTCATACTCAACAGAAAGTTTTTTTCTCTCTGTTTCAGTTAGGTTCATAAAAATTTTGTAAGCTTTTCTATTATTTATCATTTGTTTTTTTCTTTCTATGCTTACCCATGTACCACTCTGCAGGTTCGTAATCCCACCTCTTCCCATGATGTCCTCTCATGTCAGCATACCACATACGCAATCTTACTATTAATTTTTTTATAAACATATTACTATTATACCACATTTAAAAATAAAGTCAAGCATTAATTTAATGTTTTTTCTTTACATAGTTTATTCTCTATTAAAAAGTTAGCTTGTTTTCCAAACCAACCTGCCAACTGCCAACACATTCCTGTATCAATCAGATGTTGCCATGCTCTTAACTCTTCGGCTACTGTTTCTGCAGGTATATAACCATCAGCTATACCTACTGCTTCATGTACTTTTAAAACTAATTCCTTATCTAAATTAATCCTTTTATATTTTTGATAGTATTCTAATTCAGCTTTAGATTTAAAAACTTTCTTACCATAGATTGCTATGTTAACTCTTATTTTTTTTGTCATACTTTTCCCTTAGTTTAATTGCTATACCAAACAACCCATGCTCTCTACATTTTTTCATAATAGATTTAAGTCTAAGTACAAATCCTGTTAGTCTATTCATAAGAACCTTTACCTAAATCTTTCTATGTCTTTTTTCTTTATATTAAAATTAGGATATTCATTATCTCCCCCTTGTTCCCAATCTAATACATTAACATCTAAAGCTTTATTATATGCATCTTCAATATTTTTAGCATCTAACTCTACAAAATAACTTATCTTATCATAAGCCCACACTCTATACTTTTTCATTCAGTCACCTCTTCAATATCATCTACACTTAAAGAGTCTCCATTTTCACTACGTTCATCATCCCATTTATTTAAGGGTGTGGCTAATGCTACTTCTTCTGCTACTTCCTTACAACTTGCTTCAACTTCTATTTCATAAGTGTTGTATTGTGTTTGCCCTGCTATAACTTTATATGTTTTCATACACTCTCCTTTACTTTAGTTATCTCTACATTGTCTTCACTCATCTCATCTTGTGTTGTTATCCACTCAAGATTTTCTAAATCTTCTTCGTTATCAAATCTTTCTTGAGCATCATCTTCATCCTCTGCCATGATATAATTTTCTTTAATTATATATCCTCTTTCCATAACTGATATTTTATATTTGTTCATATTAATATTACTCCTATAATAAATCCTAATGTAAACATTACTATTTCTCTTCTATAATATAAACTTTGTACACCTATTAATTCTTTCCAATCTTTAGGTGTCTTGCCATATATTAACATTATATATTCTCCAATTCTTCTAATGCTTTGTTGTATGCTTTAATAACTACATCCTCATTTAAAAAGAAACCATTGTCATCTTTGTACCAATACTTTTTAAACAATAATGTTTGTAAGTCTGGTAAACTTATTGGAAGTTTATTTAAACTTAACTTAACTATGCTTGATACTTCTTCTTCTACTTCTTGTATACTTTGTTTAACTTTGCCCATGCTAGTATGTCCTCCTGTTTATATTTAAGTGAAGCTATCAACCCTAATACACTCCAATGTTTTTCATAAGCTAACTGCCCTATCTTTTTTTTACTGCCTGTTGATTGTGGAAACCTCATTATACTATACCTCCCTTTTTATTAATGCTACTCCATCTGCTTCTAAATTATCTAATAAATTTAAAGCTTCTGCAATACCTTTAGCTACTCCATCATCACTACAGAAAGCAATCACATTATGTTTTCCATTTCTTAAATCATACATTACTGAATTATTTTCTGCATAATTATTGCCTTCATAACTTTCTTCTGTTAACATATCTTTAGTTATATATTCATCATCTAATATCATATTAATCCTCCCATTTCAAAATCAAACTCTAACTTTTCTAAAATGTTTTCCTTTAACCAACCCTCTGCTCTATCACTAAACATATTCTTTTTACTATAAGATAATGCTGTACTAAACTCATCTTCATAAAAATCTTTGATAGCTGTCTCCATAATATCAAAGTCTTGTCTACCTCTTATTATTTCTATCAGTATTTTTATTTCATCTGTACTGAAGTGGTCTTTAATTTCTTTAATTGTTTTCATATTACTTTACTCCCTTGTATTTATTAAACCTATCTTTATTGAAAGGTGTTTTAGTTATACCCTCTTGACCCTCAGTATCTGATAAAGAATACTTAGATTGTTTATCATCTTCTCTATACTCTTGCAACAGTTCAACTGCTTGTTGTTGTGTCCAAGCCACATCAACTGTAAACATTGGGTCACCTTGTATTTTACATTTAATAAATAACATACTACTCCTTTGTTTATATTAACACCCTACTAAAGTATTGTGTTTATTCTTTGTTAACATTATGTCAGCAATGTGTTTAACATAATTTATTTTAACTCTACCCTGTGACATAACAGCACACTTAGTAAATGTTCTATTATGGATAACAAAATATATGGTATAAGTATATATATCAATCTTTAGGAATATTAATAATATTATTATTACAATATCTTATTATCTATATAACTACTTACCCCAATACTTAGTATAGTTTTCTTTATCATACTCCACAACTTTCCATTTATCTTTTCTTTTAAAACTTCTCTCACTAAAAGAGATTGCGTCTTCTTCAGTTGAAAATATTTGATTAGAGTACATTCTATATTTATGTTCAGGTTTAAATATTACAAACCACATCATTATAGTTCCTCTCTCTCAAGTTCAAATGAAAATCTACCAGTCATCTTTAAATAATCTATGTTATGTTTTGTTAATGCCTGTTGTCCATATATAATTGGTAACCAACAGTCTTCTTTATTAACTACATAATATAAATCCTTACCATACTTATTTAGTTTTCTCATCATCATATGTATTTTATGTTCACTCATTATTTATTCTCCTTGTTTATATATGTTCTTACAGATGAAGATAACTTTTCTATCTCATTATATATATCTTCACCCTCCCAATATTCAAATGGTTGCCATGCCAACTCTTCAAGTGTAGAAAATAATTTATCATCTTCCATGTCATCCCAATTTTTAGGTAAGTCTTCATACAAATAAAAACTACTTGCCCACTCAAAGTCTTTAGTTTCTTTATTCATTATCTCTCTCCTTATTTTTTTCTTCTATGTACTCAGTTAAAAATGTATCAACACTTGAAGCTGTGTCATCATCTATCTCTGTAATAGTTTCATCATACCAAGTGCCATCTGGTCTTTCTACTGTTGCAATTATTGCCCATGCTGTAATCTTATGTGCCATTTTATTTCTCCTTTAATGTTTGTTCACTTATTGTTCTACTCCTGTTCTTGTTTTGTTTACTTGTATCATCACACCATTAGGTGTAAAATCTCTACCCTTACTTGTCTTAATAGTATCATAGATAACTTCTACTCTACTATGTATCTTATGTATATTAGAATATAATATTTTTTTGTTATCTAATATATTTATTTTCTCATCATGTAATAAATCTAAAATCTTTAATAACTTTAGTTCTATTTTACTTTGTATCATGTTTTACCTCATCAACTTCTTCAGTAAAAGTTTCTCCCCAATTTTTTCCATACTCCCACTCTTCATAGTCATCATAAACACTACCCTCTTCAAGTAGTTCTTCTACTTCATCCATATCCTTAACCTCTATTTCTTTATATCTAATATGATTAACATGGTCTACTATTCTAACTTTCATCTTAACACCTCCCTTATTATAACAAGCAAACCAAATAAAAGTATTGCTTGTAGTTCTATTGGTACATCTAAAAATAATTCAATCATTTCTCCACTCCAAATTCTATATAACTTTGGTCAAGTAATGATGTATCTATTTCACCTACCCAATTTAATAGTATATCTTTCTCACTATCGTGTGGGTCAACAACTAACTTAATAGCAAAGTCAGTTTCCTCATCATAATATTTTAGTTCTTTTATTAGTTCTTTAATTTTCATATATTACCTCAGTTTTTTCTTCCTACCTAATGGAAGTTTTTGTAGTTTGCTTAACTCAACTCCATTCTTAACCCACTCAACAGCAACCTCTTTAAGTTTAGGAAATTTATTTTGAAAACTTTTAACAGCTTTCTTATATCCTCTACTCTCTATCTCTTGAAGCCAACGATAAATATTTGGTGTTCTTAAATCATCACTACCAATAAAATTATATATCTTTTTATCACTCATTATAATAACTCCTCTAATGTTTTATCTATCTTACTATATCTATCTCTCTCTATACCTAAACCCATTGGAAGTTTTAAGTCCTCAAGTTCAGCTATATCTACATAACCTATTTCTTTCTCATGTAAATCAGCTAACCCAAACGCAACATTAGTATATGGATTTAACTCTGTTAGATACCATGTACCTATACCAACTGGATTAAAAAGTTTTACTACTACCTTATGTTTGGTAGTTGTATCTGCATTCTCATTTTCAGTATGGTTCTTAATCAACTTCTCTCTTATACTTTTAGTAAACAGTTTCATTAACCCTCCAATACTTTAGTTAGTTTTTTTATTTTATCTTGTAGTCTTATAACTTCTTCTCTATTGTTTTCAACATCATCACTTGCATTCAACATAACTCTTATCAAGTGTGTTATGTCCATGTCTTTATACTTAACATATTTTTCTTTAGATTTAGAAAAGTATTGCTCTTCTAAAAATTCCATTATATCACATGGATTTTTTCTGCCTGTCTGTATTGTTAACATCTTAAAATAATTTTCTAAGGTGTATTGATTGTATTTATTTTTCATATGTCCTCCTATTTTAACATCCCAGTTGAATTAATTTCATCCAGTAAATGTTGTGTATCATCTTCATCTTCTACTTCTTGCTCATCTATTGCGTTGACTACCATTAAACCCTCATCAATTAGAGTTTTAATTTCTGGTAAGTTAGCAAACTCTTTTATACTCATTTGTTTTTTAAACATCTTAACTCCTATTTGTTATTGTTACTATTGCTTACCATATAATTGTGGCAAGATTATGTCAACCATAATTTTATTTTGTTCATGCTTTGTTCTTATACAACCTCCAGTTGTTAATAGTTATTTCTTATTTCCATTATTTTATTTATAATATCATCTTCAAATTTTTGTCCACCAAAATTATCAACTAATTTAAAAATATTTTTATCATATAATAAATCATGATTAGAAATTTCAGTTCTCCAATCTATTTCTTGCCAACATAATTCATCAGCAATTTTATTTATTAATACTTTTATTTTTTCTTTACTCATTCAACCTCCAGTTGTTTAGTGTTTAACTATTTACTACAAATCCTGTAGTATCTTTTTTTGCCTTGCCTTTAGCTTTTAAACCTACGATTGTATTTCGTTGGTCTAAAAATCGTAAATCACTTTCATCACCATTCACCACTTTAAAACCTTTGTAAGTTTCTGGTAAATCTTTTCTGAATACCATTGCTACATTGCCACCTTTATTTAATACCTCCATGCAATCATTATAATTTGTTTCATGCATACTGAAAGTAAGATAATAATTTTTTGGATACTCATTATTTAAATACTTTAATATTCTTTTTTTAATTTTTGTATAGTCATAAAATTGTATGTTAGGAAACAACTCAAATATATTATGTATCTCCCATGATATATCGGAGGTTGTATTTAATCTAACTACTGGCTTAAAGTTATTTTTATTACAATAGATTTCATGGTTTCGTATTTCTTTTATAAGTTGTTTAAGAAATTCAACCCTTGATTGCATATAATATCTAGTTCTATTTATTCTGCCTAAGTCTTTTTGTTTTTGAAATATTGGATTACCTGCAGTATGTAGACAACTAAATGCACAACCTACACTTGCACTTGCACATACATTGTAGCCACTAACTTTATAAGGTGCTAAATTCAATCTAAGTATCCAGTATTTATTATATTCCTGCTTTAAGTTTTTATCAGTCTTAGGATTGCCAGTTTTAAATGTTAGCTTAACTGGTTTTTTATATTCTAAATTTAATTTTACCATGTTTAATCCTCCATATTATACAAATCATTTGTAGCCCATAAGCCAAAAACAATCAATATAATTATTAATATTATTGCT